TCCGCCATTAATTCATTCCTCCTGTTAACTCTTTAATGGTAATAAAAAACCACTTAATCTCTACTAATTAAGTGGATTTTATAACTTGTCCGTATATGAATATAAGTTACTAACTAGCCGATGGTATTAATACACATAATTGTCCATTAGAATCAACACCAACTGGATATAATCCTTCTGTTGTACCTATTGTACCTAATGAAGTTTCTGATTTAAGTTTTACTTTAATTGTATTTGTAGGACTATTACCAGCAACAAAAGTATAAGCTAAACCAGTGCTTGGAATAATCTTTGCAACTGCCTGCCTAATCGTAACACTCCAACCATTATTTTTATTTAATTTATATATATAAACTTGGTCACACTGGTCATTATAAGTATGACTACTCAAAGACCTATAATACTGAAACTCAAATTCAGTAGGTGTATCTTGATTATTAACATATGCTAAAAAAGCCATTCTTAACTGATTTCCTGAGGCTGGATTACTATTACTTGATGCACGGGTATAAATAATCCAACCTTTTTTATAAGCATCCAATACTTCTGCATAAGTAGATACCCCATACCTAGCAATAACCATTCCTGTCATCGCAAAACCCCAAGTACCATCAGCCATCAAATATTTAGTTGCATCTGTTGTAGCTGGTGCTGGAACTAATCCATTAGTTCCGGCGGCAGTTCCATCTGTACCAGTAAAAACGGTTGGTGTATTTAGTAAATCAGCATAATCACCAGATGTAGCTACCGTTGCTAATGTTGGAAAATTAGTAATATCTATTGTTGTATGAGTATGTCCAGTATCTGACTTTCCTGTTAAATCAATTGCTGCAATACCATTACTTATAACAGATGTACCATTTACTGTAACATCTGTTACTGGAATTGTTGCACTTCCTTGTGCCTTCGCGCCATTTGCAGTATAAAAATATTTCCCATTAAGTACATCTGATGAAGTAGCAGTTGTATCTGAAATATCAATTAATGTATCATTCCCATATACTACTTTATTAACATATGGATTCTCTGCCATAAGTTTACCTCCTATGCAGTGGCAATAGTTACTGTCTTGCCTCCCGCAGCATTATCTGTCTCAGTATATGGAATAGCATTAACAGTAACCTGAGATAAATAATTATATCCAGTATCTGGTGTAATTGTTTGAGCTGAAGTTGTTGGAGTAGCCGTTTTGGCTTGCGCGCTAACTCCTTCTTCACCGCTCATTGTACCAGTTACGCCAAGAATTGTGACACCTTCTCTAATATTTGTCGCAATAATTTTTGCTTTTTCAGTCGCATCAATTCCAACAGTACCAGAACCATCATGATAGCCTTGTTGAATTGTATATGTACCATCTTTTGTAGAAATTGTTCCAGTAACTGCGCCACGATTCGGCATTGTACCAGTTAATTTAACACCATTTACATATGCAGTTTTTGAGCTTAAAATTTCAGCAACTTTTGCAGTAGCATCTGAAGTATTAGCATCAAAAGTGCAAGTACCAGTAATCGGCGCACCAGATGCAGCATGAGCCGTATATGATGCTAATAATTTATCAGCTGTAATTGTATCAGCCGTTAAATCTATTAATGTATTCCCACCATATATAACTTTATTAATATATTCGTTAGCCATTATTCTCCTCCGATATAAACTGTTTTCCCTGTTTGATTAGAGGTTTCAAAATATGGTATGGCTTTAACTACCATATCATCATTCATTAATTTGCTTTTTGTTTTAACAGACTGCTCAATTATTTTGGGGGTTATTGTATAATCACCATTATAAGTTTCAATTTCCTTCCATTTGGGTAAGTCTATAACCCCCTTTAATTGTTTTTGATAACCAATTTTTCCTACAAGCGCGCCAACTTCTCCATTAGAAATAGAGCCCTGTAAATTAATTGCAGGGTTTAATAGACCTTTTAACTGAACATTTCCAGTTATCTTCCCATTAATTTCATGTGTACTATTAATCTTACCATAAATGGTTCCTCTATTTCCTAATGAACTCATTTAATGCACTTCCTTTGTAATCGTAAAATTAGCTAATATGATTGTAGAAACATGACCAACAGAATCTTTAAATTCTATATCATAAACGTATTTGCCAAAAGCTAAGTCTTTTGTATCTTCCGGTTCTATTTCTAAAATTAAGCTATCTGTTGGTATATCTTTTAAAATTAACGTTTCTCCACCATAAGTTTTACTCATTGCAAAACGTAAGGTGTCACCCTCTTGTGGAGAATAATCAGTATTATCATTTGCTGTTAAAGATATTGTAAAAAACCCGGTATCACCTCTGGTTAATTCAATATTTTGCTCTTCGTCAATTATTAACATATTATCCTCCAATAAAAACATCTTACTCTTGACTCAACTCTTTATCTAATAAAGTCTCTTGTTTCTTATGCAGTTTACAGAACTCTTCATATAGTTTTTCCCCAGTACCATTACCGCCTATTTCTTTATATACTTGATATAGAGCTGTAACGTTATCAAACTCACCAAAAGTTGTATATCCACGTAAGATTGCTGTCTGACAATATCTGTAAATCAAGTCATGGAGTATTACTAAATCCGCCTTTCTCCGCAGATCATGACGCTCATCTCTTTGCTTTGCCTTGTAGAGAATGTAAGTCCAAAATCCCTGAGATGCCAAAATCGCGGGAATTAAAATTGTTATAAGTGTTTCTGGTTTCATAATTAATCCCTCCAATTCAATTACTTCCCATGATAAGTAGAGCTTAAGAGGGAAATCTCTACTTTTATGAGGAGGACAAGAAATATGAGTAGTTATGAAGAGAAAATTATTAAAATTTTAAGGAAAGAAAAAATCCATTTTGAAAGAGAAAAAAGTTTCTCTGACCTTAAAAAAGGAAAATATAGGTACGACTTCTATGTACTTGGCGGCCGCCCATGTTTAATTGAGGTACAGGGAGCCCAGCATTACGGTTTTGTTAAGAAATTTTACAAAACACAAACTGATTTTAAAAAAGCTCAAGAACGAGATAGAAGAAAAATCTCATATGCCCTCGCGCACAATATCCCACTTTACATCATTCCATACTGGGAGATTGATAATTTAAGCTGCGCCGCCGATATTTTCAATGAAAAGTTCCGTGCGCGCGACCGCTGGAAGAACGATAGAGATTGGCAATTTCATAAAAAAATTTGACAAGACCTCAAATTTTTGGGATACTATAATTGGGCGAAGCGAAAAAAAAACTTTATTATATTATAATAATTTGACTTTATTTAATTTAATAATATATAATATAATTAGAGATAAATAGGAGGAAGTATCTATGGAATATGGATTAATAGGACTTCTTCTTTTTTGTATTATTTTAATTGTAGTTATAATTAAATTAAGTAAAGATAAAAATAGATTAAATAATAATTTAAATGAAGTTAAAGGCGCAAGGAAAGGAGAGTTAAAACAATACTTTGAAGAAGAAGTAAAAGAGTATCAGAAGCAAAAAGATTTAGAAAAACAAAATATTAAAATTGAAACCGAATCTGAAATTAAAGAAATTCGTTACAAATCTCTAAATCAAATTACTGAATTAGAAAATAAAGTTAATTCATTAAAATCAGAATTAAAAGAAAAAGAAAAAAGATATAATGAAGTGAATCAAGATTTGGAGTTATATCGAAAAGGAAAAATTGAAGAAATAGACAAAGCGGCGAAATCAGAAGAACAACGACTAAAACTACTAGTTGATAAATCAGTAGATATATATAGAGATTTACAAATTGATAAAGCTAACGAAATTCTTTTAAAACTTTTAGAAGCAAAAGAATTAAAAGAAAAAGAGATTGAAAAAATCCAAAATGAATTAGAAATTGAACGTAGTAAGCGCGCCGCTATAAATGAAGAAATTCTTCGCCAGCGCGCCATCGACGAACAGCAAGACTTTTATCGTATTCAATTAAAAGAAGAAGATAAACAAGATATTGAAATTTTACGTTCAATTATCTATCGTTTACGTTATCCAGAGGCAATTAATAAAGCAATTTGGACTACTTATTATCAAAAACCATTAGCTGAATTAAGAAAACGCCTCTTACCTAATGGAGATATGAGTGGCATTTATAAAATTACTCGTATTAAAACTGGAGAAATTTATATAGGACAAACAACTTCAATAGATAAGCGTTGGCAAGAACATACAAAAACAGCTTTAGGAGTTGGCAATTTAACCTCATCTCAGCTTCATAGAGTTATGGCTGAAGATGGGCCTGAAAACTTTACATTTGAAGTATTGGAAGAGACACCAAAAGATAAACTTAAAGAGCGTGAAGCTTTTTATATAAATTTTTATGATAGCAAGACCTATGGATTAAATACAATCAAAGGTCAATCTAAGTAGGCACTAACGACAGTTATGTGCAAGGAGAAAAGTTATGGAATTAAATTTAACACAAAAAGAAATTATTGAAACAACTGAACCTAAAGTATTAGTTTCTAGCGCCGCTGCATCTGGGAAGACAGAGGTTCTTACAAGTAGACTTCAATATTTACTTGATAATGGAGTTGACCCAACTAAGATTGTAGCGATTACTTTTACCAATAACGCAGCCTCTGTAATGCTTGATCGTTTAGGGCGGCCGGATGGACTTTTTATTGGAACAGTTCATTCTTATTGTAACTTTTTGCTTAGAAGTAGTGCAATTGATACGACAAAACTTCTTGATGATGAAAGATTTGATGAGCTATTTCCATTAATTGAGAAAAATCCTTCTTGCTTTAGAGAAGTAGATTATTTACTTGTTGACGAAGCCCAAGATTCAACTGAGATGCAATTTAAATTTTTCGAGCTTATTCAACCGAAGAATTATATGTATTTCTTTGATATTAGACAATCAATTTATGGATGGAATGGCGCAGACCCGGAGTATCTTGTAGAAAAAATGGATGAACCTGGAGTGATGGTTTATAGAATGAGACAGAACTATCGTAATCTATCTGATATTCTTCATTTCGCAAAGAAGTTCTTGTTTAGGCTTGGACCAGCTTATGAAGATGATTCGATTCCAATGAGACGAAATAATGTAAGATATTCAGTTATTGAGGGAAATCTAACACCAAGTGAGGCGGTCAATGCATTAATTAAGACTAATAATCGACTCGAATCTAATTGGGGTGATTGGTTCTTACTTTGCAGAACTAATGCAGATATAGAGTTATTTTCAAGTTTACTCAATGATGAAGGGGTTCCTACTGATACATTCAAGCAATCTGAATTGACAAATTCTCAAATTGAAGAAAGAATGAAAGAGAATAGCGTGAAAATTTTAACCGTACACAGCGCGAAGGGATTAGAGAATAAGAATGTACTTGCTTATAATATTAGAGCTTATAATAATGAAGAAGCAAGACTTTGTTATGTGGCGGCGACCCGCGCGAGAGATTGTTTGATTTGGGCAAAGATGCCACCAAAAAGAAAGAAGAAGACAAAAGTTATAAGTTGGGAATAAATAAAAAAAGACGGGTTTGATAACCCGTCTTTATTCGTTTTCTGTGGGTGCCATCCCTGTCCGGTCTGAATTTTGCTGGCATAGTGTATCACCTGTTTTGTGTTGTTCCCTGTTGGGCGGGGTGGTGTCTATTCCATAATGATGATATTAGCGACAATAGATTTTACATTTTCATGGTCGTATACTTCGCCAGCAATAGAAAGTTTGCCATTAAAGACCCTCAATTCCACCGTGAGCGTTTCGCCGTCACCGCCGCTTTCTTCACCGTGTAAGTAGTGCCATCCTGGAGTAGGCGTGATAGATACAGAATACCTGTCATCATTAGTAAGTGCATGCCCAGTGTGCAACGTGGCTGTGTATTCTCTGTACTCTACGCCTTCCTCAATTTCGCCTTCAGGGAGGTCATCCCAGTAAATCGGGAACATGGAATCAAGCGCGGGGGTTGTGGTGATCGCTGGTGAAATGGTGATGGATTTTAATCCCTGTTTGCCCTCATTACTACCGCCTCCACTAATTAAACCCTCGATGACCTTCATATTTGTATTCCATGGTGTATTGGTTAAATACTCAATCAATTCCTCACTTGCCCCTAACGTTCTTAAAACAGCAACATTAGGAGTTTTATAATTTTTCTTTATATATTCTAATAATTCCATAATTAACCTCCTTTATATAATATCTCTTATATAAGTCCCATTTTTATCCTTCTAATCTCCAAATTTGATTTTCTCCTAATAATTTGATATAATAATAATAGGAATAAAGGAGAATTAATATGAAAGAAAAAGAAATCGAACGACTTTTTAATAAAGCTCTTTGTGAACGCTATCCTTTTTTAATCCCTCGTAATGTATGGACCGACTCCATTGTAGAAGATTATAATTATGAATTTACAGAACTTGATGGTATGCCAGATGGGTGGCGTAAAGCTTTTGGTATCCAATTTATGGAAGAATTAAGAGAAGAATTAATTAAAGTTAATAATCTTAATACTTTTCGTATAATCCAAATTAAAGAAAAGTTTGGTGGGTTACGTTTTTATATTAATGGCGCGCCGCCAAATTCTAAAATTTACGATATTATTAATAAATATGAAGATTTATCATTTGAAATTTGTGAATTTTGTGGGGCACCAGGTAAAACAGAAGATTATCAAGGGTGGCTATTTACTTGGTGTAAAAATTGTAAAAACAAAATAAAGAATCGAAAATAAAATGTTCAAAGTAAAACACAAGAAAACAAAACAAATCTACCAAGTCCTTGATACTTGGTTCGATGAACTATTCCATACAACCTATTTTTTAATTTGGGAAAATAATGGGTGGAGATGGCGCTCGGCCGCCAACTACGTACCACCAAATACGGAGATAAAGGATGAATGAAAGACCTATTTTAATTACAATTTCTAATTATAAAGATGAAGATATAACCTATATAATCTCACAAGATTCAACTGTTGAAATTTTAGGAGCTTATATAGATAAAAATGAATTAGAAGAACTGTCTATCCGCGTAAGTGGAGATATAAAAAAATTTAAAACGGAGATAAACAGTTAGCCGGCATAAATTTATGTATTATTCATTTATTCCTGCTACCTATAAATAGAAGATAGAGGAGGAATTATTATGGCTAATCATAATTTTATAGATGAAACTGGCAACCAATATGGAGAATTAACTGTTTTATATAGAGCAGAAAATGCTAAAAATGGAAGAGCAATGTGGCATTGTCGATGTTCTTGTGGCAATGAATTAGATGTACTTGGCAAAAGCCTTCGTAATGGTAACACTAAATCTTGTGGTTGCTATCAACGTAGGCGCGCGGCCGAATCAAATATGAAACGTGCTGGTTCATTAGTGGGACAACGCTTCGGAAAATTACAAGTGTTAGAAGAAATAGGATTTGTTACACATACAAATGGCAAACGAAGTAGGTTATATAAATGTTTATGCGATTGTGGAAACTACTGCGAAATTCAACATCAATATTTAGCTTTTGGTGATACAACTAGTTGTGGTTGTATACGTTCAAAAGGTGAATTCCAAATTACTCAATTATTAAAAGAACACAACATTGAATTTGAACGAGAATATACATTTGATGATTTGAAAGACCAATTAGTATTAAGATTTGATTTTGCAATATTTAAAAACAACAAATTATTATGCCTTTTAGAATTCCAAGGTGAACAGCATCTACAACCATCAAATGGATTTTATTCAGAAGAATTGATAAAACATGATAAGCAAAAAGAAGAATATTGTAAAGAACATAATATTCGTTTAGAAAAAATGTATTATAAGAAGAATCATAATATAACTTGGGAAGAACTAAAGGAGACACTTTATGGAGTATAACGCTCAATCAATAGAACAATTAACATTCAGAGAGGGGGTCCAACGTAGAATCGGTATTTATCTTGGCTCTGCAGACCATACAGGAGTAATTGCAGGGCTTTTAGAATTAGTAAATAATGCTACCGACGAAGCACTTGTATGTCCCACTGCAACAAAAATAGAAATTACCATTGGTCCGGATTGGGCAAGTTGTCGTGATTATGGTCGTGGTATGCCACATGGTCCGAACGACTTCTCTAATGAAGTAATGATAAATCTTCTAACTGAAAACCACTCAGGCGCGAAATTTGATGACAATGCATACGGCGGCAAGTCGCGCGGACTTAACGGAACCGGTAGTGCCGCGACGTGTTGCTCATCCGATTGGTTTAAAATATCAAGCTACCGTGATGGCGCCGAGTGGTATATGGAATTTGAAAAAGGTATTCCAAAATGGGATAAGTGTCAAAAGAAGCCTTTGAATGGCCGCGCGCAGGGTACATACATCGTATACAAACCAAGCCAAGATGTTTTTAATGCTGAGCCAATACATTTTAACTTTAATGAAATTTGCAGTATAATAGAAGAATATTCTTATTTTAATAAAGGGGTTGAATTTATTGTTTCTAATGCCGAAACTAAAGAAAAGAAAAGTTATCTTAGTAAAAATGGCTTAATGGATTTTGCAGATACAAAAGTACCAAAGCGGATTCATAAACATCCAATTCATATTCAAACCACCGAAGATGATATTGATATTGAAATTATACTTAACTGGACTACTGGTAGAGAAAAGTCTTATCTTTTTTCAAATGGCGGTGAAAATGAAAATGGCGGCACTCCAATTACGGGTATTAAAACGGCATTAACCAACTTCTTTAAAAAGAGAGTTAAAGATTTAGGTTCTGGAGAAGTAGTGCGTGCTGGTTTGGTTTATATATGTTCAGTTAATCTTAAAAATCCAATCTATGATGGGCAAACCAAAAATAAGATTACTAATCCAGAGCTTAGAGGCTTGGCACAAAGATGTACTACTCAAATGTTGGAAGAATTTAGTCGTAGGTATCCAGGTGAATTCGACCAAATAGTAGAACTACTTACCAAAGAACTAAAGGCTGAAAGGGCAGCTGAAAAGGCTCGGCGCCAAGTCCTTGAAGCAAGTAAAGAAGTCGAGAAGAATCAGAAGAAAAAAGTTTTTGCTTCAGATAAACTCAAAGATGCAGAATTTCTTGGGCAGAACTCAACACTTCTAATTGTAGAAGGTAATTCTGCTATGGGGGGCATGGCTCAGGCGCGCGACTATACTAAATATGGTATTCTCGCTATTAGAGGCAAAATTATTAATTGCCTTTCTAATCCAGAGGAAAAGATTTTTCAAAATGAAGAAATTAAACTTCTACTTAGTGCAATGAATATCGTTCCTGGCAAATACAATGCATCGAAATTACGCTATGGACGTATTGCAATTTGTACCGATGCTGATAGTGATGGTTCTCATATTGGACTTCTAATAATGGCGGCACTTCAATATCTTGCGCCAGAGTTTATCCAAGAAGGTCGTTTATGCTGGCTTCGCTCTCCGCTTTATATTGTTGACAACAAAGGAAAAGAGAGTTATTATTTTACTGATGAAGAATTTAATAAAGTTAGAAGTAAAGTAAAAGGTGAAGTAACTCGTGCAAAAGGTCTAGGTGAACTTCCAGCAGAAACTGCACATGCATCTATGTTTACAGATGAATATCAAAGGATGGATGTGTTAGAATATGATGAAAAGGCAATTGATTTGCTCTATGATTTAATGGGAGTTAATGTAGAACCAAGACGAGATTTCATTATGAAAAAAGTTGATTTTAGTAAGGTGAGAGAATAGAAAGGAAATATTATGAGATTCGTCACATTAAAAGACCAAGAAGAAATTAATCGTATTGCAAGAGAAATGGATAGAAAAAAACCGTATTACTCTTGGAATGATTTAGCAAGAAAAACTGGATGGTCAACATCAACTGTTAGAAGGTATTACGATGAAAATTGGGAACCGGGAAAATATTATCAAGAACCAATTAAAACAAAGTCAATTAAAGAAGAATTAGCCTACCCTGGTTTATATATGTTGGGTCAAAGAGTCCTTAAAGATAATAAAATTATAAATTTGATAAAAGTTGGGCAATCAACCAACATTAAAAAAAGACTAGCCAGTTATAAAGGAACAAATCCATATGCAGAATTAATTGATACTAGAGAAGCTTATAAAGAAGATTTAAAAGAACTTGAAAAAGAGTATCACTTTTTATTGGGAATAAAAAATCAAAGATACAATAATACTGAATGGTTTGTTTGTACTAATGAAGAATATGAATATTGGACAACTAGAGGTTTTGGCCTCTTAAGGGATTATAAATAATGAGTAATTTAACTAATACAATTAATGAAAGCTTTATACAATATTCAGGTGCAGTACTTCAATCTCGCGCCTTAGTTGACGTACGCGATGGCCTCAAGCCATCTGCCCGCCAAATTTTTTATTCAATGCTTACTCGCAAGCTGACCCATGATAAACCGTATAAGAAAACTGCCAATGCTGTTGGTATGGCTATGGCGGATTTCTATATCCATGGTGACAGCTCATGTGAAGGTGTTATAATGCGCGCTGGACAGCCGTTCGCAATGAGATACCCACTTGTAGAAGTTAAAGGTAATGTTGGTTCTCTTATTGAATCTGGCAATTGGGCTGCAATGAGATATACAGAGAGCCGCCTATCAAAACTTTCTTCAATTCTTTTTGGGGATATTGATAAAGATACAATTTCAGACTGGCGCGACAACTACGACAATACAAAGCAATATCCAAGTGTTCTTCCAAGCAAAGGCTTTTATAATATTTGTAATGGAACAATGGGTATTGGTATTGGAATGGCTTCATCAGTACCTCAATACAATCTGCGTGAGATGAATAAAGCGCTTGAACATCTGCTTCTTAATCCAGATTGTAACTTTGACGATATTTATATCGCGCCAGACTTTGCAACGGGCGCCATCTTATTAAACGAATCTGATGTAAAAGAATCAATGAAACGTGGCACTGGTTTTGCTTGCAAGCTACGTAGTGTAGTTGATTTTGATAAAAAAGAGCGTTGTTTCGTTGTAACTGAAATTCCATATGGAGTTTATACCAATACAATTTGTGGAGAGCTTGAAGCAATTATCAATAACGAGGAAAATCCAGGAGTAGACAGATTTAATGACCTTACTGGTAAAACTGCATTAATTAAAATTTATTTAACAAAACGAGCTAATCCAGATAAGGTTCTTAAATATCTTTATAAGAATACCTCTCTCCAATCTCACTATTCAATCAACTTTACAATGCTTGATAATGGACGTTTTCCAAAAGTATTTACTTGGAAAGAAATGCTCCAAGCGCATATTAACCATGAGAAAGAAGTATATAGGCGTGGATTCGAATTTGATCTTCGTAAAATTGAAGACCGTCTTCATATTATCGAAGCATTGCTTAAAGTAATTGCTTCTATTGATAAAGTAATCCAAACAATTAAAACTTCTGAATCTACGTCGAAGGCGCGCGAGCGACTTATGAAGGAATATCTTCTTGATGAAGTACAGGCGAAAGCAGTCCTCGATATTAAACTTTCTCGACTGGCGCATTTAGAAGTTGAAAAATTAAAATCTGAAAAGTCAAAACTTGAAAAAGATCGAGATTTTATCTATAATATAATTAGAAATGAAGAGTTGTTTAATCAAGAATTGATTAAAGGTTGGCGTGAGGTTGCGTCAAAATTTGGTGATGATAGAAGAACTCAAGTTTTAAATATATCGAAAGAAGATGATGAACCAAAAGAAAAACAAGAACTTTTAATTAACCTTTCAAACCAAAATAATATCTATGTAACAACCGTTTCTACACTCTATACCCAAAAACGTGGTGGAGTTGGAAACAAATTTAAAATGAGCAAAGGAGAATATGTTGTTGCTACTGCTTCTGGAACAAATCTAGATACAGTTTTATTATTCTCAAATCAAGGAAACTGTTATCATATAACTCCAGGAGAACTTCCATTTGAAGAAGTAATTCCAATTGAATCTTTAGTTGAACTTAATTCAAATGAACAGATTAAAGATTTAGTCTTCTTAAACAAAAAGAATAAAGCAGAATTCATAATTTTCTTTACAAAGAAGGGCATTTTGAAGAAAAGTAAACTTTCTGAGTATAATATACGAAGAAAGAGTGGTGTAAAGGCTTTAAATTTAGATAAAGATGATGAAATTGTTTCTATTCTTTTTGTAAATAACGAGCGAGTTGGAATGATGACGGCGCGAGGTCAATTTATTATGTGTGAAACTAAAGACATTCGTGCTATTGGAAGAGTAGCAAGAGGAGTTAAAGGAATTACTTTAAATACAGGTGATGAATTAGTTTGCGCTCAAGTTATCAATAATAATACAAAAGAATTTTTAAGTGTAAGTGAAAAAGGTTATATTAAAAGAACTTCAATTAAAGATTTTGTAGTAACTGGTAGAGGAACTAAAGGTAGCAAAATCCATGTGTTGAATGATACGGATGATAGGTTAGTATACTTCGCCGCACTAGAAAATCAAAAAGAAACAATTATAGTTTCGTCAAACGCGCAGATTAAAATCAATTTAAATGAAGTGAATCTTCTATCCAAAGGCGCGCAAGGTACGAAATCTATAAAACTTAATAACTCAAAGGTCATCGGTTTATTAACTTTTTAAAATTTTAAAGCTTTTAAAATTTGAGTTATTACTAAAATTAATATATAATATATATAGAAAGTTAAGAGAACTTTCCGAAAACTAATTACTAAATATTTTATTAAAAAGGAGAATTACATTATGAAGCTGACAGAAAAGAGCATGGAAGTACTGAACTACGTTAAGACTAATGGTGGAAAGGTTTCGATCGCGGAGCTGGCTGAGGCTCTTGGTAGAAGCGAAAGATCCGTTGGCGCAAACGTCACTGACCTGACCAAGAAAGAGCTTGCTGCTAGAGAAAAGGTTGAAGTTGAAGGCATGGAGAAGCCTGTTACATATGTCGTTCTGAGCGACGCTGGCATGGCTTGGGTTCCTACCGAAGACGCTGAGTAATAGAACTGTAATGGAGGCTTTTTAGCCTCCTTCTATTATTCTTTTTAAAGGTTTAAAAATAGGAGAAATAAGAATGTTAAGACAAGCAGAGAATAGAGTAAAAATTGAAGGTATCCTTTCAGAAATTGATATTAAGCCGATTACTTTTAAGAAGAATGGACAGGATGAAGAAGCGCTTAGTGGAACCATTACTGTTAAAGTGAATCAGAAAATTAGTGGTAAAGATAAGGAGCTTATGATTCCGATTCATATGTTCGCTCCGAAGCTTACAAATAAAAGAACTCCAAATCCGGCGTTCGAGTCTATCAAGAAAGTTGCAAATGATTTTGTTTCAATCGCTGCGGCCGGTGACGAAGAAAAGGCAGATAGAATTCGTATTACTGGTGGTTCGATCAGAATGAACGAATATCATGCAGCGGATGGTCATCTGGTTTCTTTCCCGAGAGTTAATGCATCTTTCGTTTCTAAGATTTCTAAGGCTGATTGTAAGCCTGAAGCAACTTTCACCATGGAATTTGCTGTTGCAAGCAAAGATGATGAAATGGATAGAAATGGAGAGCCGACTGGTCGTTATAAGATTATGGCAATCATGCCGCAGTATGGTGGAAAAGTTGATGTAGTTCCGCTGTATGCAGAAACTGATGGTGTTATCAGTGCAGTTTCCACATATTGGGAAATTGGTGATACTGTCAAGGCTCATGGTAGACTTGATTTCTCTTCTACAACTGAAACAACTTATGAAGAAGTTGATTTTGGTGAACCGATTGAGAAGATTAGAACAATTAATAAGAGCGATCTTATTATTACTGGTGGTTCTCAGGAGCCGCTGGATGGTGATTTTGCTTTTGCAAAGGCAGACCTTGATGAAGCTCTGGCAGAGAGAAAGGCAAATCTGGAAAGACAGAAAGAAAGAGATATGTCTAGAACTTCCAGCAGAAAGGCACCTGCAGCAACTTCCAATAACGGTTTTAGCGATCTCGGATTTTAGGGGGTAAATTATGGCTGGTATTGATATTTTAAATATCGAGCCTACCGTAATTTCAAGAGATTTAAAGGGAAAATATATTTTAATTTATGGTAAGCCAAAGACGGGTAAAACCACTTTGGCTTCCCGTTTCCCAAAGAATCTTCTTATAGCTTTTGAGAAAGGTTATAACGCGATTGATGGGATTAAGGCTGTCGATATTAATAAATGGGCAGACTTTAAACTTGTCTTACGTCAGCTTGAAAAACCGGAAGCTCGAGAGATGTATGATACGATTACAATTGATACAACTACCATTGCTTATGAAATGTGTGAGCAGTTTATTTGTTCACAGAATGGGGTTCAGTCAATTGCTGATATTCCTTGGGGTGGCGGATATAGTGCCACTAAAAAGGAGTTTGAAAAGTGTCTTAGAAAAATCACAATGCTTGGGTATGGTTTAGTTCTTATTTCTCATATTGAAACAAGAAAAGAAAAAACCAGTGATGATAGTGAGATTGAGATTCTCGCGCCGAGTATGCCTAAGCGTTGTTATGAGGTTGTAAATCAGATTGTAGATATTATTGGTTATATTTCTACAGAATGGGATGATGAAGGTAATAGTCAGAGATGGCTGTATACTAGACAGACTCCGACAGTAATGGCGGGCAGTCGTTTTCCATATCTCGCACCAAAGATTAAACTTGGTTATGATGAGTTGGTAGCCGCAATTAACAAGGCTATTGATGAGCAAAGAGATAAGAATGGCGCGACAGTAGTTGATAAACTGGAAATTAAAGTTGAGGAACCACTTGATTTTAATAAGATTAGAGATGAAGCTTCTGTTATTTGGGGTAATCTAGTTGGTAAAGATCCCGCGAATGCTGAACGGATTCTCAAAAAGGTAGAAATGATTTTTGGAAGAAAAATTAAACTTTCAGAAATCACCGAAGATCAAGTCGATTTATTCAATCTCGTTTTACTTGATATGAAAGACATGGAAAAGGAGCAGTAATGCTCCTTTTAAATTTGACTTTTTTCCATTTTTTTGATATAATATAATTAGGATAAAAGGAGAATTTATATGGCGGAATGTAGAATCTGTAAACAACAAATTGACAAAGAAAAAGATGACTGGGTTATGCCCAGCCGCAATTATTACTTCCATCGTAAATGTTATCACGATTGGAAAAAGACAGAACCCCTTGTAGATGAAGAGTGGAAACCATTTATATATGATTTTATTAGTCGTGATTTAAAAGTCTCTTATAATTATCATATGGTTGAAGCTCAGCTAAAGAAATTCTTGAAAGAGAAGATGACAATGAAAGGGGTTTATTTTGCGTTAAAATATTTTTATGATATAAAAGGAAATGATTGGGATAAGGGAAATGGTGGAATAGGTATTGTTCCATATGTATATAGGGAGTCTTGTACATATTGGGCAAAGAGAGAACAAATGCAAAAGGGTACAATCGCAGAGATTGAACGTCAAATGCGCGAGGCCATGGAACGTCCTAAAAAAGTTGTTGTTAGAAAAATCGGTAAACCCAAAAAGGGTGCTATTGATTTAAGTAGTATTGCAGAAATGGAGGATGACGAGTGATTGATCGAAGAGATGTCCAACAGATTCTCGGAAGTCTTATACAGCGCCCTCAATTATTAAGCGAAGTAGATAAATATAATTTTAATATAACAGATTTTCCAACTAAGTTTGAAAAATATATTTTTGGTGCAATTGATGGTTTATATCGAAATGGTGCAACAAAAATTCAGCCTATAGATATAGAAAATTATTTAAGTGCAGATCCAGTTGGCGCGAAAATATTTAAAGACAGAAATGGAATTGAATATGTACAAGATATAGTAGAACTATCTGAAGTTGATAACTTTGGGTTCTATTATAATAGATTCAAAAAATTTAATTTATTAAAAGATTTAAAGAAAAGCGGTTTCAACACAGAAGAATTTTACTGTGAAGATTTAACGAATCCAAAAGCACAAGAAATTAATCAAGCTTTTGACTGGTTAACTCCAAAAGATATAACTGATGCAATGAAAAAGAAATTGCTGAAGTTAGAAAATGAATATGAAACTGGTGGAGAAATTGAAGTTGAAAGTGCAGACAAAGGTATTGAAGAATTAATTGATCAATTTGGAGTAGAATATGAAATTGGCGTTCCTGTTCAGGGTCATATTTATAACCAAGTTATTGATGGTGCTAAAAGGGGAACGTTAACGATTCGTTCTGCCGCGAGTGGTGTAGGTAAAACCAGGAATGCAGTAGCAGATGCCTGTTATTTAGCATATCCTTTTAGATATAATAGTGTGACTTGTGAATGGGAACAAAAAGGAAGTAATGAACGAGTTTTATTTATAGTTACAGAACAAAGATTTAAAGAAGTTAGAACAATGATTTTAGCTTATCTTACAGATATAAATGCAACTCGTTTTAAATATGCAGATTTTAGTGAGCGAGAAAGAAGTATTATTTCTCAAGCGACTGCGCTAATGAAAAAGTATAGTTCTAACTTAATTTTAGTTAAAATGCCGAATCCATCAATTGAAAGTGTAAAATCAATTGTTAGAGAGAATTGTATTATATATGATATTGGATATGTATTTTACGATTATATTTTTATTGGGCCGTCATTACTAAATGAGTTTAAAGGTTTCGCATTAAGAAATGATGAAGTATTGTTAATGTTTGCAACTGCATTAAAAGATTTGGCGGTTGAATTAGATGTTGCAATGTTTACTTCAACTCAGTTAAATGCAAAAGGTGACGATAATAAAGATATAAGAAATGAAGGTTCATTGGCGGGCGGTCGCAGCACGATTAATAAAGCGGATAATGGTGCGATTATGGCTAGACCAACAAAAGAAGAATTGGAAGTATTAGAACCTTTATGGGAAGGTAAACCATATTATACACCGAACTTAGTTACAGATATTTTTAAAGTAAGAAGCGGCGAGTGGACTCAAGTAAGAATTTGGTCAAGAATGGACTTGGGAACATTAAAGAAAACGGATTTATTCATAACTGATTCTAGGCTTGAACCATTAGAACAATTTTTTGAAAGAGAAGAATATCAGGTTCGTAATTGGGATGAATCAGAAGATAAACATTTACAAGTATTACTCGAAAGGTTAAATGATGGTGAGATAATTGATTAACTATAAAGAAATCATTGACCAATTAGACACTCAAAAAGTTATTAAACTAATGGAAACATTGGGTGTGGAGGACTATATTGAAAAGCCAGGATATGTGGTCTTCCCAACCATTTGTCATAATGAAGACCCATCTGAAGCATCAATGAAATTATATTATTATGAGAATAATCATTTGTTTGTATGCTATACAGAATGTGGGAACATGAGTATTTTTAAATTCCTTAAACATTATTATGAATGTAGAGGAATTACGTACGACTGGTATCAAGATATATATAAGGTAATTCTTGATTGTAGTAATTATAATCAAAGTTTTGGCTTTGCGCCACCTAAGTA